CTTTTTGGTATGCAGGTGCGAAAAAAAAAGGTAGGGGCAAAAAAAAAGAAAGCAAAAAATTGAGCTTGAAGGATTTTGCGATGCCGAGGGAATCTGATCCTGAATTGATTGATCTGCGTGTGCAGCTGGGCGCGGATGAGTATAAACGACTTTATACGAATTATTATCAGCGGACAAGGCAACACGGAGATAAAAGATATTCAGGAAAACATTACAAAAATACGCCGGAGCGAATTTCTGCTTTGCGCGAAAAATACAAAAACGGTGTTCCGGATGGAACTATCGAGAAAATGCTGGGGTTGAAAAATGGGGAGACCGCCGAAAAGCGTTGAAGATCATATTGCGAATGGTACATATAAGAAATCAAGGCATGAGGGGCGCGGTATAACAATCGAGCCGCTGGAAAAGCTTCCGCCTCCGCAAAGCCTTTCAAAGCGTGCAGCTGAGAAATGGGATGAAATAGTTCCGGCCATGCTTTCGGCTGGGCTTGTTTCGGTGGTGGATGCGGTGATTCTGAAAGATGCGTTTACATCTTACGACATCGCGCAGGATTGCCTGGAACAGGTAAACGGATATGAGAGCTATGGAGTTTATTTGCGGGGCCTTGATAAGACAAGACAGATGAATCTGCTTGATTCTTATACCCAGCACATGAATCGCTTTCATAAAATTATGATGAAGTTCGGAGTTACGCCGGAGGCCCGAACAAGAATGAGGGTAAAACCGAAGGAAAAAGACGACGGCGATTTATTAAAGGAATTAATGGGCAATGGATAGGAGGGCTCCATGGAACGCGTAATTTTATTTAGAGATAGCTTTCAGAACTGGAAATCAAAAGAGATTCCGAAGGCGCAATTGATTTTAACTGATATTCCCTATCAGCTGGGAACTAATGCATATGGCTCAAATCCTATGTGGTATGAGGGGGGGGATAACTCTAATGGCGAGAGTAAATATGCAAAGAAAGAGTTTTTTGATACAGATTCAAAAGCCGGATTCCGTATTCCTGAATTCTTTCATTTTTGCAGTAATTTACTGAAGAAGGAGCCGAAGGAAAAGAATTCAGCCGGATGCATGATTTTATTTTGTGCCTGGGAGCAGCAGGAAGAATTGATTCATTATGCTGCAGAGTACGGATTCAAAAATCATCAGACTTTTATTTTTTATAAAAATTATTCGGCTCAGGTATTAAAGGCAAATATGCGGGCTGTCGGAAACTTTGAAACAGCGATTCTTTTTTATCGCGATAAGCTTCCGAAGTTCAGAAATAATGGAAAGATGGAATTTCTTTGTCAGCCGTGGCTTGAAGATAGAAATACTCCGAAGGTCCATCCGACACAGAAGCCGGTTCCATTATTAGAGCATCTAATCAGTTTATATACTGATGTGAATGATGTTGTGATTGATTGTTGTGCTGGAAGTGGCACTACACTTCTTGCAGCGGGAAATCTGGGCCGCAGGGCTTATGGATTTGAATTAAAAAAGGAATTTGTTGATGGCTTTTATGATAAGCTCTTCCCTCTTATTCAGGAAGATATGTTTATAAAAGCAGAGCGGGAAGAAATCAGAGAGAAGCAAATGAGCTTGTTTGCTGTCTGATTCCTGGGAGGAAATATGATCAATGGCGATGCTTTAGTCAGTATCAATCAGGCGGTTTGCTATGAACTGCAGGCGATAACAAAAAAATACGGTGTGCATTATGCAAGCCCGCATGAAGGCTATGCAGTTTTGAAGGAAGAAGTTGAAGAAGCGGAAGAATGCATCCAGCTTCTGAATGATAAGCTTTCCGCTATCTGGCAGAATGTAAAAATGAACTGGAACGATTCGACGGTTATTTATCAGGCATCTCAGGCCGCAATCGCTCTTGCAGAAGAAGCCGTTCAATGTGCAGCAGTCTGCGAGCGTTATATTGCGACAGTCGATGACATGCTGGGGAAAAAATGAAAAATTGTGCTTTATTTTTAGTGATTTTTTGTTGCGTTATCATGATGTTTTGTTGTGCTTGCTGCATCCATGATTTAAGGACTTTACGGGCTTACAATGTAAGGCTCCAGGAAGGAATGATGCAGCTTGCATCTGAGCAGAAAGAGCAGGCAAAAGAAATGCGGGTAATGAAAACAAATAATGAGATTGTTTTTGACTTGGTAATAAATAAGGAGTGGGAAAAATGAAGAAAGCTAAAAAATTATATTTTTGTATTGAAAAATGGACTTATACAGATGATGAAGGCAAAGAGCATGATACGGTCCAGAAATACATCGGAACTATCAATTCTCTGAAAAAAGAAAAATATTTTGAGGGCGCCTGGTTCGATGAAGATAATAGAATGGCGGGTTCGGTTGAGATTTCAAAAGAGGACTTCAAAAAAACTATTTACAGCTGTAAGGAGTTGAAAATTGAGTAGAGAGTCAGCTATCGGATATATTATCGGCGCGGTGCTGGGTTTGTTGATTTGTCTGGTAATTCATTACTGGAATAAGGAGAACAAAGAATGAGCGAAATTAAAGGATGCATGAATTGCGGGAATATTTCATGCGAAAATAACAAACAGCGTAGAGTTGACGGATGCGGCAGATGGAAATCGCCAGAGCAGAAAATTATTGAACTTGAAGGCGACAGAAGCCAGCGGGAGAAAGCTATTATTGAATTATCAAGAGAGTTTAATCGCAGAATTGCAGAATATGAAAAGCGAATAGCAGAATTTAAAAAAGAAAATGCGCAGCTCAGAGAATCCTTTCACGATTATAGAGAGCAAGTCAAAAATGATAATGAAAGTATAAAAGAGTGGAAGGAAAAAGCCTTGAAAATAATGCGGGATATTAGTGCATGTGAATTGATGAAGGTTATAACAAAGGCGAAACAGTATGAAGCTTTAGAAAATCTGGAAAACTTTTTGATGGAAATCCCGGAGGATTCCAAATGATGGAGTTCGATCATAATGGCTTACACTTTGATTGCTGGGAAGGCGGAATGATTGTTTCAGAGAAAGGCGAGAAAGTGCTGCAGGTGTTTGACGTATTCCGGAAAGGCATCCCGCCGAAAGAAAAGATCATAAAGTTTTATAATGCGCTCTTAGAAATGAGCGGGGAATCAAAATAAATGTGCGGACCATGCGGACTGTCGGAAATGTGCAAGGATTGCACTCAAAATCCAAATGCGGAGGAAAATGAAATGAATGATGAAGATTTAAAGAAAACTTATCCGGAATATACAGTTTTTATTTGTCGTGATTCTAAAGGAGAAATAACACAAATTCAGCCGTTTGATGTTTATGTTAGTTATAGAAAAACTTATGATGAATGTAAAGCAAAATTAGAAAAAAGGCGGCAAGATAAAACTTATTCTTTCAGCTGGGAAGAAAAGCAAGATAAGGATTTATATGAAGTTGCTTGTATTTTGAGAAAAAGAAGTGTTTCAGAAAGGAGCAGAGATTTTGCTCTTGATAGTTTAAGACAAGTTATTTCTGATTTAGAAGATATATGCGAAGATTTAGATTTAGATGACATGGAGATGGAAGATGACTAAAAAAGAATTGTTAAAAGAATTAGAGGGCCTTGATGATGATGCTATCATCTTTGTATATGCTAATGATACCTATTATCATATTGCCGGCTCTGTGGATAAGGTTGCAGGCGTTAAGATGCAGAATGAAATTACTTTAATTTGTGACTAGAAAGATTTTACAATGGCAGAGAAATTCAAGTTTACATATTTAGAATATATTCGCGAGGTTACATCCGGCAAGGTGCCGGTTTGCAAGATGGTGAAGCTTGCAGTTAAGCGCCATGTTGCGGACCTGAAGAAAAGCAAAGCCGGAACTTTCCCATATTATTTTGATCAGAAAAAAGCTCAGAGCGCAATTATATTTTTTTCTCTGCTGGTTCATACAAAGGGTAAGCTTGCCGGCCAGAAACTGAAGCCGGAGCCCTGGCAACAGTTTATTATTGCCATGATTTACGGATGGCGCCGTATTGATAACAAAAAGCGCCGATTCAGAAAAGCTTATATTCAGGTTGCGAGAAAAAACGGAAAATCATTCCTTGCGGCGGGTGTCTCTCTTTATGATTTGATTACTGAGCCCGGCGCGGAAGTTTATTCTGCGGCAACAAAAAAGGACCAGGCGCGAATTGTTTTTGATGATGCAAAGAAAACCGTTCAATATTCTAAGGACCTGAAAAAATATATTAAACCCCTCGCTCACTCTCTCACTTGCGCAGATGGTTCCATGAAGCCGCTTGCCTCTGATTCTAATACTCTGGATGGTTTGAATCCTTCATGCGCTATTATTGACGAATATCATGCTCATAAAACAACAGAATTGATTGATGTAATTGATACGGGTATGAGAGCGAGACAGCAGCCGCTTATGTTTATAATTACAACGGCGGGAAATAATCGCAATGCTCCATGTTTTGAAGAGTACGAAAACTGCAAAAAGCTGCTTTCCGGCGCGGATGGTTATGAGAATGACGAATATTTTTGTATAATATACGAGCTCGACAAAGGCGACGACTGGAAAGAAGAGCGGAACTGGTACAAAGCGAATCCGAATCTGGGCGTTTCTGTTGAGCTGGATGCGATGCGGGCCGCCTTCCGCGAGGCTATGCTTTCCGCAACAAAAGAGACCGCTTTCCGCACTAAAAACCTGAATGAATGGATGAATATTGCTGAGGCATGGATTACAGAGCAAAGATGGAGCAAGTGCTATCAGAAATATAATGAAAGTAAGCTTTTGAAATTGCGCTGTTATGGCGGAATTGACCTTTCAAAGCGTCTCGATTTTACTGTATTAACCTGGTATTTTCTTCTTCCAAATGGCAAGCGCTATGCAAAGCATTATTTTTATATTCCAGAGGGCCAGATAGATGCCAAAATGAAACAGGATTCTTATAGAATCCGGCAATGGATTAAAGAAGGCTATATCAAAGCGACTCCAGGCGATACTCAGGATTTTTCTTTTATGTATAATCAGATTTGTGAGGATTCCAAAAAATACGAGATTGAAGAGATTGCTTATGACCGAAACCTTGCAGAGCATCTGATTCAAGGGCTGGAAGCGGAATTTAATTGTGTTGAGTTTTCTCAGTCTATTATCGGCATGAGCGAGCCATCAAAGGCGTGGGAGCAGGCGGTCGCAGAGGGCAAAATCATTGATAATAATCCGGTTATGGCGTGGATGGTTTCATGTACGACTGTAAAGCCGGATGCAAACGGAAATATAAAACCGATTAAGCCTGATACAAACAAGACCAGCAAGCGCATTGATGGTGTTATTACTTCTATTATGGCAAATAACCGCCTTGAAGTTGCTATTGCGGATGAAGAAAAGCAGGCTTCTATTTCGGTTGAGGATTATGTTTTTTAGTATCTGACAATATTATTATAAGTAATCATACTTACTCCTTATAAACAATCGTTTCTTCCTTGCCTCAGATTGTTGCCGCAGTCTGAGGCTTTTTTTTTCTTAACTGACTTTTTTAATATGAGATTCCTGGGATTTGAAATCCGCCGGGCTTCCGACGGTATAAAAACAGATACTCAGCTGCCTAATGATTCGAGAAGAGCGGAAAATCTGCTTTTTTATCCGAATATGAGCCGTGCTGAGCTTATGACA